TTATTTAAAAGGACCAACAGATTTATTACAATTATACGAACAATCTTATGGTAGAAGTATGGCTACATATGGTATAGAACAACAAGGTAGAAGAAGAAGAGACGAGTATATGGACGGTACAATTAGAACCGCTATTAACTCTCCGTCTCCGGGAGAATAGGATAAATTATGGCATCAAGTTATTCAAATGATATAAAACTAGAACTTATGGTAACCGGTGAAAAAGCTGGTTTATGGGGTAATATTACAAACACGAATCTACAAATCTTGGAGCAAGCAGCGAGTGGCTATTTAAGTTTAGCTGTAGGTGCAGCTGACGTTAATTTAGTATTAACTGATGGTGCTACTTCAAATGGTAAAAATTTATACTTTAAATTAACTGGAACGTTAACAGGTAACAGAGTTGTAACTATGCCTGATTCATCAGAAAGAGTATTTGTTGTAGAAGATGCAACAGATAGATCAATATCACACTATACATTAACTGTTAAAACTTTTTCAGGAACTGGTGTAAATTTACCAGTAGGAAGTAAAACATTATTATATTCTGATGGAACAAATGTAAATTCAGGTCTTTTAACTAAAGGTTATAAATCAACATCTACATCATATACTGCTGTTGCAGGTGATCAAATTATCTGTGATACATCTACCGGTGTATTAACAATTACGTTACCTTCTGCTTCTGTTGGAGCAGAAGTTAGTTTTATTGACGGTGGACAAAGTTACAGTCTTAATGCTTTAACAATAGATCCAGGCGCTGAAAATATTGAAGGTGCTCCAGGATCAGTAAATGTTTCAACAGACAATCAAAACTTTACTTTGGTTTACGTAAACGCGACTGTAGGCTGGGCTTACAAGGATAAAATATAGGAGGTGAACAGTGCCTCTTAGCAAATGGCAAATCAAACCAGGTTTCGATAAACAAAACTCTGAAGTTGGAGCTGTCGCTCGTTATGTGGGTGGTGACAACGTTAGATTTAGATATACATTGCCAGAAAAAGTAGGTGGTTGGAAAGCAGAAGGTGGAGAAAGTATTTCTTCTGTATCAAGAAGACTACATGCATTTAGAGGTAACGATGGTAATAAATATTTAGCAATTGGAACTGATAAGTTTTTATTAATTTATTACGAAGATAATTTTTACGATATTACACCATATAGAAGTAGTGGCTTTCCATTAACAATTGATGAATTTAAGAATAGTACTTTTAGTTTTACATCAGGTTCTAATGTCGTAGAAATTACAACACAATCTATTAATGGTTTATCTGCTGGCGATATTGTAGAGTTTAATAACGTTACTCTTCCAACTACAATAGTGGCTTCAACTACATTACAACAATATATTATAGCGGAACAAACTAGTATTCCTTTAACAAGTACAGCTGGATTTTTACCAGCTAATCCAGTTAGAATAGTAAACACAGGTGAACAATTAAACTTTACAGGAACTTTTACAAATCATCTTGCCTATACAGAAGAATTTGATAACGCCTGGTGGGGAAAAGCAAGAACCAATATAAGTGCTACAAATACAGAAGTTGCTCCAGATGGAACTACTTCAGCAGAAACAATACAACAAGATTTAGCAGCTGCAGCTTCTGGAGCTGTTTTTAGAAACAGTTTAACAGGTCTAACTCCAGGAGTTAACACTTTTAGTGTATTTGCAAAATATAAACCAGGGTCGAACATTAGTCATATTTATTTACAAGATTTTAATATGACAGGAGGAGGTGTCTTAAATAAAACTTATTTTGACATTCAAAACGGAACTGTTGGAACAACTGATCCTCAACACACTGCAACAATAACAAACGTTGGAAACGGTTGGTATAGATGTTCTACTACTCTTACTGTTGCAGGAACTGGTGGTAATTTAGCTATATATAGAGCAGATGCAGATAATGGTAATACAGCTACTTTAGGAGATGAATATTTTATGTGGGGTGCTAATTTTGGTCCTGGAACAGTTTCCGATTATGCCGTCAATAGAACTACAACGACCCCTGTAACTTCTTTAATAGGTTTAACTAGAGGAATAAATGGAACTGCAGTTCAACCTGCAAATTCAGGTGCAACTGTTGAATCTTTTACTACTGTGGGATTTAACGATGACGATTTCGAAGATAAATTATATGAAGTTAAATCAATAGTATCTGATACTCAGTTTACTGTAGAACAAACTACAAATGCATCACAAACTTTATCTGGAGGATCTGCAACTGTTACTCCATTAGAAACTGTAGGTAATCAAATACAACAATTTACTTTTGGTTGGGGTACAGGAGTTTGGAACGGCTCTCAAGCATGGGGACAAGCTGCATCTACAAATGGTGTTAATACTCCTCCTGGTTTATGGTCACTATCAAACTTTGGTCAGGTACTTGTTGCAACTATCTTAAATGGTAAAACATTTACATGGAACCCCGCTGCTGGTAACCCACTCGGGCAGCGAGCGTCTGTATTAACATCAGGTTTTGAAACAGATTTAAACCCAACAAATACTAGAATTAGTATGGTCTCACCTACTACAAGACATTTAATTCATATGGGTACAGAAACGACAATTGGAACACCATCAACACAAGATGATATGTTTATAAGATTTTCATCACAAGAAGAAATAAATACATATGATATTACAGCAGGTAACTCTGCCGGTTCTCAAAGAATTCAAGATGGTACAAAAATAATGGGTGCTATAAAATCAAAAGAAGCAATATTAATTTGGACAGACAATGCTCTATATTTAATGAGACACATCGGACAACCTTTTGTATTTGGTTTTGAACAGGTTGGTACTAACTGTGGATTGGTTGGTCAAAATGCAGTTGTTGAAGTAGATGGTGTTGCTTTCTGGATGAGTGATAAAGGTTTCTTTAAATATGATGGATCAGTTAAAACAATGGATTGTTCTGTTGAAGATTATGTTTATGACGATATTGATTTAACTCAAGGCCAACAAATTTATGCAGGTGTAAATAATTTATATACAGAAATAAGATGGGATTACCCATCTGCATCATCTGATTATAATAATAGATATGTAATATATAACTTTGCTGAAGGTGTTTGGTATACAGGTAATACACCAAGAACTTCTTGGGCAGATGCAAATGTTTTTGAAAAACCTTTTGCAACGGAATTTGATAATACTACAAATGGAGATTTTCCAGAAGTTATAGGTGAACCAGCGGCGCCAAATGGATATGGTAAAACTATTTTATACAATCATGAAGTAGGAACTGATCAAGAAAATTTAGATGGTAGCATAACTAGAATTACATCTAATATTGAGTCATTTGATTTTGATATATCAAGTCCACAAATGGGTGATGGTGAGTTCTTTTTATCTATGAGAAGATTTATACCAGACTTTAAAACTTTAGTTGGAACAGCTAGAGTTACTTTGACATTGAAAAGATATCCATCAGACACTGGCACACCATCAACATATAGTTCTTTTGATATTACATCAACAACAGATAAAAAAGATACAAGAGCAAGAGGTAGATTTTTAAGTATAAAGATTGAAAACCCTGGTCTTGCAGATGGTGAAAACTGGCGATATGGTACACTTAGAATTGATATACAACCGGATGGTAGAAGATAATGGCTATTACAATTAGAGTTCCTGATCCTGCAGAAAAATATGAAGTCGGAAATCAAAGACAGATTGTAAGAGCTATTAATAATGTAATTCAACAATTAAACGCTCAATATAAACCTGATGGAGAAACATTTGCTGAGATAGAACAGCTCTCTTATTTTTTAGGTTATGCTCCTTCAACACCTTCTGGTCCTGATGCAGGCGCAGGTGGAGGAGGAAACGCTTTAAGTTGGCAGCAAGCCAATGCTTTTCCAGCGACTACTACACCAGGAGTTGCAAACATAGGTTATATATTTAATAATGCAGGTTTTCCTGATCCTACTACACTTTCTTTACCAGCAGCGCCTACTGGAGGAACTCAAATTGGAGCATTGATAACCAGTAATACTTTTGCAGGTGGAGATTTTGTAAACATAGGATCAGCAGCAGATACAATTGATGGAGCTCCAGGACCTGTCCAAATAGGTTTCGGTTTTGCTGGAGATAAAAGAGTTTTAGTGTATGATCAAGTTACTTCAGGATGGTGGACATTAATTAATTAAGACAAGGAGATAAAATTATGACAAATTATTCAGATGCTAAATATGGAATGATACCGAGTGGTGGTATTACTCAAGCTGACATGTGGGGTTTATTAAATGATATAACAACTAGTACATATAACCTCTGGATTTACAAGATTTGGTTTATCAGACCTAGGTAGAATTGGAACAGGAATGACTGAAAGTTCCGGTGTTTTTTCTTTCCCTGAAACTGGACTTTATCAAATAAAATTTCATGCCGTAATGAAAAGCAATTCAGCAGATCAAAGGTATATTGCACTTAAAATTATGTCTGATGCAGATGGTGACGGAAGCTTTACTGCTGCTTCGCAATCATTTAGTAGCATACCTAATCTTGGTTTTACTTTTGGCACAGTTCAAGCAACTACTTTGATTAATGTAACAAATACTACTAATCACAAAGTTAGTTTTATAGCTTATTCTGCAAACTCAGCTATTCTTGATTCAGCTAGTACCTATCCAAGTACCTTTTTTCAATTTATAAGATTAGGATCATAAAATATGGCAACAAGTTTTAAAAATATGATCTATGACCTCACTCCAACAACGAGTGAGAAAACAGTGTATGGGGTGCCTACAGATTCACACGCAATTATTAATGCTTTTTATGTGAATAACACGGATCCTTTTAGTTCTATTTTTGTAGATGTTAGGCTAGATCGAGGACCAGGTCGTCCGTATGTTGCGAGCACGACTACTTTGTTCAACGTAGAATTAGCATCTAATCAATATTTAAATTTACTTACAGGGCCACTTGTGCTAGAAGGTGGAGATAAATTAGTATTTACAACAAGTACGTCCGGTAGAGTACAAGGTACAATCGCCGCCATGCAAGTAAACAGAGAAGATCAAGAAACGACACCTACGGGGTCAGTATAAGCTTGATCAAAAATTGAAAAAGAGGTATATTTTATTATGGCACAAACATATAGTTCAATTAAAGAAGCAGGCGTATCACCTACTAGAAACCTTTTATGGAATCCAAGTCAAGATAATAATGCAAAATGGAGTGATAATACTTATGATGCATTGTCAGGAACATTAGATAAAAGATGTTTTTATTTTCTTGGATGGAATTCATCTTCTATTGGAGGAGCAGGCGGTATAACACGATACTCTCCTAATACAGACATTTCTCCTAAATTTTTACAAAACGTTTCAGGACATCAAGTACAGTGTACAGGTTTTAATACAGGTAATGATCGTTATTTAATGTATTCTACAGGAACTAGATTTATTGATTTCAGAGCTGAAGATCCAAATTTTGGAACATCTTTAGCTTCACCAATGACCCTATCATTTTGGGTAAATTGTCCAGTTACTGGAACTTTTATAGTTGAACTTGCAAGTCAACGACTGTCAAACTCACAAGGCAGTTATTATTATAAAAATTCTCAAACTTACACTATTAA